GTCCTGTGCCCCCTGCGTGCCGGCTAGCGCGTTCGCCTGCTGCAACTGCACCGGCTGCGGTTCGGGGTCGAGGTCTTCCGGCGTCACGCCTTCGGGCAGGTTCAGCCCCAACATTTGCGCGGCGATGGATTGCTTAATGCCAGCGTTGACGTAAGTGGCGAACGCCGATGCGCGCTCGTTCTCGTCCTGCTGATATATCTGCATTTCCTGCGGGTGCCACTCAAAGCGCAAGCCCTGCGGGGCGAACAATTGCGCGTTCACCTGGCGGGCAATGCTGTTTGCTTCCGGCACGATGGTCATGTCGTAGAACGTCAGGCGGTCGGCTTCGGCGGTCGCGTAGTTGGCGGCGTTGCTCATTACCAGGCTGTGCGGCACACCAAGCGCGGTCGCGATTTCCTCGCGTTCGGTCGCGGTGAGTTCAGTGTTGGTGAGTTCAGACAGCCCCTCGCCCACGACGACGGGCGTAACGGCGGCAGACACCACCTCGGCGGCAAACGCTTTGTTGATGCCGGTGAAAAACCGCTGCCACCATGCTTTGAGCCGTTCGCGTTCTGCCTGTGGGGGATTGCCCTCGACCGTCAGCAACGTCGCCTTGATTGCGCCGCGCTTGAAAAATGCCGCCGCAAATTCGTTGACGTTGTACAGCACGCCCGCGGCAGACATGGCCGCATGAGCAGGCGCCGTGCGCGGGGTTGTCTCGGAAATGCCGGCCAGCCGTGTGTAGACGATGTCCTCCGGTGACAGGCTGGACGTTGCGCCGTTCGCCACGCGCTTAAACGACGTGATGCTGTCCACGCCCCATTGCGGCTCCATCGTGGTCGGGTCGAGCCAACGCACGCTGGCCACGCCTAGCCGGGAACGCCGCTTGTACCAGTACGCCTGCGCGTTGAGGCACAGCGCCGCTTCCGTCTGCCACAGGAGTTCTTCAATCGCCTGATATGCGGCGAGTTCCTTGGGCCATTCGTCAACGTCGTGCCGCACCAACTCGGTATCGCCCCGGTAGATGCTCCACGGCATCGCCAGCAGCGCATTGGCGCGAACGTCGATACACCTGTAGAGGTAGGCAACGGTCGCGTAGATGTGCAGGGGGTTGCTTGTGGGGGCAAGGGGGACGCCAAGCATCGACTCATTGAGGAACGAATCGATTGACTTAATCTCGGTTATGTTGGAGCCGTCGAACAACTGCCGCTTGTATGCCACGCCCGCCGCCCCATAGAAGCCGCAATAAAAAACCCGCTACAGATAGTGTAGCGAGTTTAGTACGCGTGTTCTAGTGCCCTATGGGGGTACAGTTTTGGCGGGGAGGGGGCTATATTATCGTTTACTCACGATAACCGTTGTATATCTCTATAGCCCACGATTCGCCGTCGAAACTCCGGAATGACGTTTTAGTTGGTGGGAACAGAATAATGCCTTCGTTCTGGCGCTCTATGAACTTGATTAAATCTTCGAGCGTGTTGAGTTCAATCTGCCAGTTCTGTTTATACGGATAGCCGACACCTGTAACCTTTACCGCTTCGGGGCATGGCTTATCAGTGTCGCCTTCATCGGACAGTTCGACTAGAAACTTCATAGTTTCCCCTTAACATACAGAATTCCGCCGACTTCTTGCACCATGCGTTCAAGCATAGCAAACGCCTTTTTGTCGTTTTCGGTCGGCTCAATAGGTCGGCAGTAAATACACGTTTGCCAATCTACGCCCGTCATGTCATGCTTATAGCCGAACACTGAACCACCATCCCATCCCCAGGACGCGCCCTCTACCGATGGTTCTTTCTCGAAGAAATGCCCGCGCCCGTCTGCGTCAATGGCGTACCACTGCCACCAATCCTCGCGCCCCGCGAATAGTTCTGCGAGTGTCGGCACCACCTGCGGCCGCGATTGGTATACTCTCACAAATACAGGTATCGTCATTCTGTCTCCCCTACTCGCTTTTCTTCCATATGTCACTCTTTGGGCGCGTCGCCCTGGTGCCCTTCCTCATGCCAGCGTATCAACTCAAGCGCCGCCAACGTTTCGGCAATCTCTGCCGTGCTGTGGTCGGCGTAGAAGTCGAGCTTTTGCACGAACGCATAGTCTTTGTGCCAAGCAATAGCAGTTGTGCTCAACCCCAACGCCGACAGCCCACGATAGGCGAGTACCAGATGGCAGAAGTCGATAGCCTGCTGATATGCGCCCCAGTTGCCGTCTTCCAACACCACATGACCCGGCCCCCAATGCGCGTCGGGGAACTCGGCAAACAGTTCGCGGGCAATCTCTTTGTAGATGAATTCAATCGAGATGGGCATAGGTGCCTCCTTTGATTAAAACAAATCATCCGTTACGCCCTGTTCCAGTTCATCCAGCACGTAATACTGATAGGTGCTCGAAATGCTTTTGTGACCTAACGCCAACTGCGCCTGCCGGGGGTTCTTCTTGACAAGCTGAGTAGCCACAAAGCGCCGAAAGTCATGCGGCTTGATGTGCTCCAAGCCTACCTGTTCTGCGTACTTCTGAACTATGCGCCACCCGCTAACAGATGACATGCACCGCGCCGTAACACGGGTGCTACCCCTGCCAGCAAACGCCGTGAACGCATATTTGCTATCGACACCACGCACGGCCAACCAACTATTGATTACGTCGTATGCTTCCTTTGACAGTGGAGCACGCCGCCAAACAGTGTCAATCTTGCCGTTTACCATGATGTAGCACTTACCGTCATTGCAGCCGATGTGTTCTAGCGTCAACGTCACGACCTCAGTAATGCGTGCTCCACTAGACGCCATAGTCAACAACAGCGCACGGTCACGCATACCTAGCAATGAAATCTTATCGGGAGCATTGCATAGTCGGCGCATGTCGTCGGGTGTTATCCTGGTGCGGTTGTTCGCCTTGAGGCGACTTTTCATCGAACGTTCTTTGACTGAACGGATGAATAAGAACTCACTGTATAACTCTTTGGTTATAAGTTTGCGCGCCGCCGCCTCACGCATGATGCTGCGTACCGATGTCAGCATCCGGTTAATGGTCTTGGGGCTGTACTTCGTTTGGGTCGCCATGTGCTCACGCCACCGAGAGAACGCCGCACTATCAAGCAGGTCATCACCCGCAAAGTTGGCGTATACCCCAAAGTCGCGCTTGTACATCTTGAACGTGCGCTCTGAAACGCTGCCAGCAATGATGTCTGCGCTTACTTTCATGTCTACCATGTGCCACCCCCTATAGAATCGATTGATACCTATAGAGTAATTATAACATACTTATTGCTACGCTGCAATGTACGTAAGTAGCCTATTTGGTAAACAAAAAGGCAAGCCCACAAACGATACAGGCTTGCCCAACTTCTGTCCAACGTTACATAGACGTAAAAATACCGTTATCGTCTAGTTGATAACCGTTTTTTTTACTCAATCTCCCTCGCCACCTTTGCCACCAGTTCCACCGTGCTGCCGACGCCCGCCTTATCCCGCGCCCGCCGCAGGTACGCCTTCACCGTGCCACGCTCTATGCACATCTCGGCTGCAATCTCGCCGCGCCGCTTGCCCGCCATCAGCAGGCGTAACGCCTCTTGCTCTCTCGCTGTCAGTGTGCTCATTATATCCACATCCCCCACCTACGCTAGAACAACAACGGTACGTAGTTCGTCGCCTGCCACAACATCAACGCCCGCGCAATCACAGAATCGTCATGCCCGCCACTCGGCGCGCTGTAGCTGCTGCGTCCCGTCGTTGGCGATACCGTGCGCTCGTATGCCTCTAGCTCCGCCGTCCAAACGGGGTCTGCCTGAAACTGCCATTCGCCGCGCTCGAACGCCAGCGCCATGTTCTCGATTAGCGGCGGCTTCGTCTGCGCCGTGGTGTTGAACCCGATGACGGGCAAGCCCATGCGTTGCAGCATCTCCAGCACGGGCAAGCCGATAGAGTTCTGTTCGCTCAGTATCGCAGCCGGCTTCCAGCGTTCCGCAAGGGCTTGCAGGCGTTGCGTCTGGACGTGGTAATCCACCTGGTTGAAGCGGTCGCGCGCCACCTCTTGCCGGCACGTCACGCAGCCGACCGAGAAGCACGTAAAGTCGGCTTCGCGTGCCCAATCCGCGCCGATTACGACGTGATGGCCCGCGTGTTGCTCTGGTGTGGCGTCAAGCGGGGCGTGGAGGCAGGCGGCGATGTTGCGATAGACCGAACCGCCATCCTCAAGGAACTCTGCAAGAATCTCCTGTCTGTATGCCGATTCGGGCAGCGTTTGCCGCATCTCGTCAATCTCGGCTTGCGCCAAACGCGGGTTCACGCTTGACGGCATCTGCCATGATCGCCAATCGGTTGATTCGGGGTCTACGCCGCGCTGCCACAACTGCCAGAAGCCGTTCCTTCCTTTAGGGGTACTGAGAAACCACGCATCACCGTTGTAGTCCGCGAGGGTGGGGCGAATGGCGTACTGCCACGCATCCATCAGGTTTGGCACCATCGCCGCCTCGTCAATGACAACCCGCTTGTACTTGCGCCCGCGTGCCACGTCGGGATTGTCTAGGCTCCAGAACTCCAACATGCCGCCTGTCGTGAACTCGATACGCCGTTCCTGCACACTACGCCGCAACGTGATAGGAGCGAACGTCCGCACCGCTTCGCGCCACATCTCCAGCAGCATTTTGTACGTGGGCGAGAACCATGCAACGGGGTACGACAGCACGGCAGGGTCGGCGCACCTGTCGAGTCCCAAGACGGATTTTCCAGCGCGGCGGCCTACGCAAACCACGCTAAATCTCCGCGCTGCCCTGATAACGTCTCTCTGCCACGGCAGCGGCTTGGGTAGTAATATCTTCGTCGTCTGCGTATTCGACCAAGATACGTTGGTTTGTGGTTTGGGTCGGCTCACCATTTAGTAGTTGCAACTTGTCAAAGAATATGCCCGCCGCCGTCGCCAAATCCTTATAACTCGCATCAGCCCGCGCCTTGCCCATCTCCAAAAAGATAGACTCCAACTCGCCTGTAATCGCCGTCCGTAGGTCCAACTTTTTTACCTGGACAGCCTTGTCCGGTGGTGGGTTACTCTCACCTGTCACCCAACGGCGCAAGGTGCGTTCCTGTAAATGCAAATGGGCGGCAACCCTAGCAACCGCCCCTTTGTTTGCCGGATACCCTTCCGCCTCTACCATCAGCACCGCAGAGGCGCGGTAATCGTCGCTATACCGGGGAGTCCTCGCCACCCGCCCCCCCCAGTGCTTGCTCCGCATCCTCGCGCGTCCGCACGTACACGCACACCGTCCCCGCCTCACGCAGCCGCGCCGTCGCCGCGTCCGGTTGCAGCACTAGCGCCCGCTTGACGTTGCCGGTGCGCGTGCGCCCGTCGGCGCGGACTTGCACACAGGGGGAGTAGTCGTTTGATGTTTTCATCCGTGCCCCCATAAATCCTCGGCGTTGGCTTCCGTGTCGCTGCGTGCGTTGATGTAGTCCTCTAGCGCCTCAATAGCCCGCGCCTGTCCTGCCAGCACGTCGCGGAAGTGGTAATACGTCGCGCCGACGCCAAGCGCCAAACCGAACGTGACGCAAAGGAGCACCGATAACACGCCGTCTAGGGTCATACG